ACGGTACAGTTTCTGTTGCTGGTATTCCTGTGTTCAAGTCTACAGCAATCGCTGCTGACAAGTTCTTAGTAGGTGACTGGTCAATGGGTGCTCAAATCATGCAAAATCAAGGTATCTCTGTTCAATTCTCTGAAATGGATAGCGACAACTTCCAAAAGAACTTGATTACTGTAAGAGTTGAGGCTCGTATCGCATTCCCTATCTACTACAACAGTGCGTTTGTGTACGGAGATTTTGGTAACGTGGCTTAGGCAATGTAACATAAATATCTTATCTTTGAGGGGAGTAGTTCAAAAGCTACTCCCTTTTTTTATGATAGGAATATACAAAATCACAAGCCCAAGTGGCAAAGTTTACATTGGTCAAACTACCAATTACACTAAGAGAAAAAATTACTACAAGAATGGTGCAAAGCCTTACCAAATAAGGATTCACAATTCATTGCAGAAGTATGGTTACGATGCACATACGATTGAACTTATTCAAGAATGTTTAGTAGACAATCTTAACGAAAGAGAAAGATATTGGCAAGACTTTTATGATGTTATTGGCGAGAATGGACTTAATTGTAGATTAACTGAAACTAAAGATAAATCAGGCTTTATAAGCGATGAATCTAAGGCTAAAATGTCTGAAGCAAGGAAAGGTAGGGTGTTTGATCAAAATTGGATAGAGAAATTAAGGATAGCTGCTACTGGAAAGAAACATACAGAAGAAACTAAAAAAAGAATGTCTGAAATATTTAAAGGTAAAAAGAAAAGCAGTGAGCATATATCTAAATTACCGCAAAATCAAAAAGGATACAAAGGCAAAAAAAGGTCAGAAGAAACTAAATTAAAGCAAAGTACTAATAGCGGCAAGGCAAGAAGAGTATATCAATATACTTATGATTTAACTTATGTTGGAGAATATAGAAGCTGTAGTGAAGCAAAAAGACAATTAGGTATAAGTAACATTGGTGATGCTGCATTAGGCAAACTTAAGACTGCTGGAGGCTTCAAATGGAGCTACCATAAATTTTAGTTATTTTTGTAGAAATAATGGCATAATGCAAATAGTAAGAGATATAACGACCACAGTAGCACCTACAGCAACAGTAGTTACTTTAGCTGAAGCTAAGAATTACCTAAGAGTAGATTATAGCGAGGATGACACTCTAATCACATCTTTGATTAACACAGCTCAAACAAGACTTGAGCAATATGCAGGAGTTGCAATGACTCCTAGAACACTTAGAGTTGTAGCCTATGTGGATGACTTTATAGAGTTACCTTATGTTCCTACAAACACTATATCTGTAGTAGAGTACTGGGATAGCACAAATTGGGTAGTAATACCTGTAGGTGGTTACCAGGTACTTGGTGAAACAACAAAAAAAGTATATATGACTAGCATCTATAACAACGAGTTTAGATTCACTTATACTTGTGGTTATGCTACGACTCCTCAGACAATGAAGACTGCCCTTTTAAAGATGGTTTCAGACCTATATGAGTACAGAGAATCTTCAGTTGAGGCAACCAAGCCATCAGCTAATTTGATGACTGCATACGAGCTTATGAAGCCATTTAAACGCATAAACGTTATTATCTAATGATAGGAAGATTAATGAATAGGATTACTTTTAGAAGTAAGACTGGAGCTTCTGATGGTGCAGGTGGTTTTGTAAACACACTTGCTGACTATTATACTTGCTGGGCTGAAATAGTTACTGATAATAATACAAGAACTAATATAGCAGGAACAGATGGATTTGCTACAGATATTACCTTTAGAATAAGATATACAACATCTAAAATCTTTGATAAGAAGTTGGTAATCAGCTTTCAAAGCAAATTATACATGATTAATTCTGTCATTAACGAACAAGATCGTAATAAGTATTTTTTAATAGGATGTTCAACTCTTAAATAATGGCAACATTTACGGTAGATACTAAGGCTTTAAACAAGATACAAGACAAGTTTAAGCAAACAGCAGAGCTATACAAGGCTTATGCAATACAAGAAGTTGATAAAGCTGTAAAGGCAATGCAGATGGAAGCTGCAGCAAAAGCAGGTAATCTACCTAGACTTACAACTACACCTAAAAAACCATATAGAAGAACAGGTAACTTAGCTAAGAGTATTTCTTCTACTCCTTATAAAAATGGGTATGCAACATTCTCAATGGGTAACGAATCAGTTAAATATGCTCCTTATGTAGAGTTTGGTACTGGAGGTGGATTTGGTATTCCATCTTATAAGTTTAGCACTAAAAAGCCTTTAAAGAATTTAGCTTCTGAATTTAGAGGTTCTGGGCTTAGACACTACAATATGCAGAATAGACCATTCTTTTTCAATACATTTGATGAGAAATTTGCAACATTGTTGAAAACTTTAAAAACCTACAAAGCAAGGTAATCTGATATAAATATATTTCATTAAATTTGTAAAAAATCAATACCATGACAATTACATTAAACGAAGAGCAGGTAAAACAACTAGACGCATTTATTCAAGATATGCCAACTAGATATGGTTTACCTTTAACCCAGTTCTTATCAAAGCTTGCTCAAGAGCAAAATCCTGAGGAAGCAAAAGAGGAAACAGAAGCTTAATGAAAGATTGCGGATTAGCTATAAGAAAGGCTTATGTAGATAAGTTAGCCTCAGAGACATATTCTTTGGGCGTTTACGATACTATTGCACCTGACGAAGTAGAGCCTCCGTTTTTACTCATAAGCAGTCAAACAACAGCAGAGAATAGTGACAAACAGAGTTATAACTTTGATGTTACAATTCAATTTGATATTGTGTATAGAACACTTAAGTCAGGTGAAGTAGGGCAGAAATCGGTAGACCAGTGGGCTAACGAATTGTTAGAGATCATAGGCGTTAATGTACCAGATTACCCAAGTGCTTCTCCTGACTTTAAAATAGTTACTCGTAAGATGACAAGCAATATTGCTACATTTGATTATGTAGATGAGTCTTATGTCTTCAGAAGAGTAATTACAATGGAACATTTTGTAACTCAAATATTATAAAAAATTAAAATAAAATAAAATGCCAACAACAGGAATTTTTAATGGTACAAACTTGGTAGTATTAGTAGGCACTGAAGTAGTAGCTCACTCTACATCATGTTCTTTATCTGTAAGTGCTGACTTACCAGATGCAACAACTAAATCAAGTGGTGGATGGGCTGATCAAATCGCAGGTTTGCGTTCTTGGTCTTTAACTACAGATGGTCTTACTACAGTTGAGCCAACAGGTACAAACTATGTAGTAGGAGATATTTTCTCTGCTTTAAATGGTAGAGGTGTAGTTACAGTTAAGTTTACTACAGTTAATGGAAGCACTCCAATAGTAGGTGACTTAATTTGGTCTGGTTCTGCATTTGTAGAGAGTTTAGACATTACTGCTGACATGGAGTCTCCAGTTACTTACTCTGCATCTTTCACAGGACAAGGTCAATTAACTCAGGCTACTAACGCATAATAACACCAAAAACACCAAAATATGAGAGGACATTTTGAACTATCCCTAAGCGATGGGACTAAGATACCTATGAGGTTTTGTACATGGTCTTTAAAAAGATTCTGTCAATTACAAGGTATTGGACCATCAGATATATCAGAAGCATTATCAGGTAATCAATCTTTAGAAGCGATTACTAATTTGCTTAAATCAGCAGCAGAATATCCATTGTATAGTCAAGGGATAACTCCAAGCTTTACAGACATCGAAGTATGTGACTGGATTGACGATATGGGTGGATTAGGAAGTAAGAAGTTCCAAGATGTTATGGCTGCTCTTGCTGAAAGTATGAATAGTGGTGTTGAACAACCTACTAATAAGAAAGCTGCAAAAGACGCTGTAAAAAAAAATTAGAGTGGATTGATATTGAAAGATATACAATGGGGGAGTGCCAAGTGCTTCCCCATTTGTTTTGGGATATGACGATGGCTGAGTTAGACTTTGTTTGGTATGGGTATCGTCATAAAGAAGAACAAGAATGGTTAAGAGCAAGATGGCAGACTACAATTTTGCTAAACATTCAGCTACCAAAAGGTAAAAAGATAAAACCACATGAGCTTTTGCCACTTGACTGCGATAATCGTAACTTTGTGAAGCAAAGAGTGATGACACCTGAAGAACTTAATGAGGTCTTAAAAAAATACGATAATATAAAGAAATAGGATAATGGCAGATAATCAAGTAGACTTAAAATTAAACCTCGACTTTAAAGGGGTTAATGATGCTTTATACCAAATGATTGGTCAATTTAATGGTACTGATAAAGAGTTCCAAAAAATTGCTGATAATATCCAAAAAAATGCTAAGAAGCTAGAGGCTTCTATTTTGGTTTTTGGTCCTGCTTCAAAACAAGCAGCTGCTGCTCAAAAAGCACTTCAAAATAATATGGTATCTCTTGTTGCAAATGGTGTAAATCCTGAAATTGCAGCTATTGCTACCTTGTCGCAAAATTTTAATTCATTAAATGGCATTATTGATAAAACTCAAGTAGCTACAAATGGAGCTACTTCGGCTATAAATAATAATGCAAATAGTTTAAAGCAATCAAACAAACAATGGTCTGCATTAGCGTTAGTTGTGCAAGATTTGCCTTATGGATTTAGAGGTATTCAAAATAACCTTCCTGCTTTATTTGGTAGTTTGGCAACGGGAGCTGGTGCTGCATATTTTGCATTTTCAGCAATTGTGGCTGTTATAACTGCTTTAGACATGGGTATTATAAAATTTGGTAAAAGCGTAAAGCTTACAACTGATTATTCTAAGGATGCAGCTACAACTTTTGCAAATGAAACTATAAAATTAGAATCACTTTATACTGTATCTACTAATGTAAATGCAAGTATGGAGGATAGATTACAAGCAGCTAAAACATTAAAAACAGAATATCCAGATTTATTAGCATTATACTCAGAAGAACAAATTACTCTTGGAGAAGCAGAAATTGCTTATAGATTATTAACTGATACTATATGGAAATATGCACAAGCTAAAGCAGCAGAAAAATCACTAGAGGAATTAGCAGTAAAGCAAAATGAGTTAAATGTTAAAAGAGTTAAAGCTCAAGCTGACCAAAAAGAAAGAGATATAAAGGGCTTGAAAACTGTAAATTATTTAATGTATAATAATCTTACAATTGGTGAGCAATTTAATAAGTTTATAAATGATTTACCTCAAAATGGAGCATTTGGTCCAATGGTAAATTCTTTACAAGCAATGAAAAAGTCTAGTGATGTACTATATGATATTGAACAACAACAAATTGCAATAAATGATGAAGTATCTATTTACAAGGGTATTGTTAATGAAAATATAAATGCAGAAGATAAATTAGCTCAATTTAAAGCTAATGAATTTAAAAAAGAACAAGAAAGACAAAAGAAATTAGCATTAAAAAATAATAAAGAAGCTAAACCTACTGTTTCAAGGTTTGATGAAAATTTAGCACAAGAAGAATTTAATTTTTATAAGGATAGTATATTTAGAGCTGAGGAATATTTTACAAAATTAAATAACATACAAAAAATTAACGCATTAATGGAAGCCACTATAAAAGGTGCTTCTCTTGATGATTTATTTACTATACAACAAACATATGACCAGAAAGAGTTAAATTTTAGAAAATCTATAGAAGATAGAAAATTTGCAATAAGACAACAAAGTGAAGAAAGTCAAAAACAATTAACAAAATCTTATGATGATCAAAAATTAAAAGATCAATATGATTATACAACTAATTATATAAAAACCCTTGATGCACAATTAAAGGCAGAATTAAGATTACATAGAAATAACATTGCATTTCAACAAGAGGATACTAAAAATAAAATTAAACAATTACAATTTGCACAAGTATTTGCCGCAGGTAATGTAAAGGCTTTAGAAGCAATAAATGCTGCACTTTTAAAACTTCAAGGTAGTTTAACAGGTCTTGGAGATTTATCTACTACAATAGATGAAATATTAAGAAATACTCTTCAATCAACTTTTGAAGGACTTGGAGAATCACTTGGAGAATTAGTTACTACTGGTAAGTTTAATCTTGGAACACTAGGCACAATCTTAGCTGATGCTTTAATTTCAATAGGTAAAGCATTAATTTTATATTCATCTCTTGTTCAAGCTGCTAAAAAGGCAATAGAAAGTGGAAATGTAAAAGGTGGTTTAATTTTAGGTATAGCAGCTATTGCGGCAGGTTTTGCTTTAAAAGGACAAATAAATAAGAAAAGAAGCACAAGCAATCCTAAAGAATTTGCAAATGGCGGTATCATTTCAGGTCCAACATTGGGTCTTATGGGTGAATATCCTGGTGCAAGTCGTAACCCTGAGGTTGTAGCTCCTTTAGATAAATTACAATCACTTATAGGTAATTCAGGCGGTGGTACTTTAGAAGCTAGAATAAGCGGTAATGACTTATTAATATTAATGAACAAAGCAGGTAGAAACAATAATAATACGTTCTAATGGCATTTATAAACCCAAAATACGAGATAATATTTGATGATGTATATGCCACACCTGGTGGAACAAACGTCACCTATAGGGCTCAGATTTACAAAGACGGCTATTCTAGTGGTACAATATATCCATTAACTGCTTCTAGTAGTCCTTTTATTATAGAAACTATAGATACAGAAGGTAATGCATATACACCAATACTAGCGACAAGAGCTACTTTAAACATAGTAAAGAATGAGTTTCAAAGCACTAATTATGCTGAGTTATTACAAGACTTCTTTACTGCTGACGATAATGACTATATGATAGTTGTTACAAAAGGAACTTACAATGGCTCTTACGCATGGGGTACTGTAATATGGAGAGGGTTTTTTATACCTGTCGATAGTGTGCAATATTCTCCTGTGGCTTTAAATAGCTTGTCATTAACCTTTGTTGATGGTTTAGCTAGAACTAAGAACAAAAAATACTATTTTAATTTAACAAATGGTATAGGGTTTAATTCAGAGGATCAAGTAAGTTTAAAGGATTTACTTATTGACTGCTTTTCTAAGACTGAGTTTACCTTAGATGTATGGATTAACGAATACTACAAAACAGCAAATGTGGCTTCTAGAAACATAGAAAATATGTATCTAAAGAAGAACTACTTAATGGAGCAATATGGAGAGTATCTAAATTATTATGATATTTTAGAATATGCTTGTAATAGGTTTGGATGGGAATGTTTTTATAAAGAAGATAAATGGTATTTAACTTGCTATGGAGCTTTAACTAGAGAAACAAGTATTGCTTACTATGTTTACAATAGTGCAGGTGTTTACCAATCTACTCAAACATTAGGTAATACAACTTCAGTTGTTATAGATGCAACTAATGACTACAAGCAAACTGGTCAATCATTAATGGTTAGCTTTAATAGAGCACAAAAGTCATATACCCAATTTAGTCCAATATACAATGTAAAGCAACTTGTAGCTAATGGATGGTTTTTGTCTTGGTCAGGGGTAAACAATGTAGATTCATTTATAGAAACAGGTATGGTGGTTAGTAAACTATCTCCTACAGCTGGTGGCTTATTTACTGATGATGTAACAAGCAATCCAACAGAAAATACAAGAGCAGTTAGATCATTTGGTAATGATGTTAAAGCTGGTGATTATTTAAATGTTAGATGGTTAGATTATAAATTTAACTGTACGGCTAGATATTGGGTAAGAATTATACCTTCTGATAACTCTGCTGCTCAGTATCTTAATAATAGTGGTGAATTTACCACAACTACAGTTTATCTTAATGATTATCCTGTAGGCTTTCCTAAACAAGTATTAGTACCTATTGATGGTGCTATTGATATTGTTATATATAGACCTATTGATGGTGGTGGTAGCCCATTTCTTGAACTATATTATTTCTTAGTACAAAATGTAGGTCCTGTATCTCAGATTTATAACTATGATTCATATAGAGAGATTGGTAGCATTGATTCTCAGTTCAAGCCAGAAGAAGGTGAAAACTTTGCTTTAGGCTTTGTTTATAATGATATATTTAAGAATACTGACTCAAATGCAAAAACTGCTAATCAACCACAAGATGTTTCTGCATCTTCTTATGTTGGTATGTATACCTTATTGAATAATGGTGGTTTTGCTAATCAATTTGGTAGAACAACATCTGGTAATACTGAATTATTTACTTTAGTTGCTGAAGATATAGGCATAGACCAAGTAAAGACTCAAACAGTAATAGAGGGGCAATTTAAAAGCATAGGATATTGGCTAAACAGCAAGTTTACTTATTCTTTTGATGGTGCTAATACTTACACATACCTATTAAAATCCTTTAAATGGGATTTAAAACAAGCTATACAAGAGTCAGTACTAAAGAAGATTAATTATAATGGAACAACTATAAATATAGATATATTCAAAAACTTAAATACTAGGAAATAATGGCATCAGTAATAAATGGAACTAATATAGTATTATACAAATACGATTCTAATAAACAATATTACTTTAATGGTTCTATAAATCAAGGAGTAACTGTAAATGGTTTTGCTTGTAAAGAGTTAAGTACTGAGGACATAATAGGCACTTCTACTAACTTTAACAAGACAGGAGCAGGGGTAATAGCTTCTTTTATTACAGATCCTAATGATCCAAATATTACAGAACTTACTGCTGGTACATGGAGCATAGCTGCTTATTATTCTATAGCAACTGCCTTTGCAGGAGCTAAGGTTCAATATAAGCTATATAAATATGCTGGTGCAACAGCTACTTTGTTAGCAACTTCAGATGAAACTACGCTAACATCTCTTAGCAAGACTTTATATAGTACTAATATGACGATTTCTACTACTGTATTATCAAGTACAGATAGAATCATTATAGAAGTTAACTATCTAGGAACTACTACAAATCAAATTACATTATATACACAATCAACTAATCCTGGTGTAACTACAACTAATATTTCTTTAGGTGTACCTTTTGGTGCATCTACTAACTGTACTTTTAACACAAGTGTAGATCAGGTAGAGGTAACAACTACAAATAGTGCCTCATATAAGGAGTTCTTAGGCTCACAGATAAGCTGGAATATATCTGCTGATGGTTTTATAGCCCTTAGTGATTATTCTTACTTATTCTTGCTTAATAAGCTTCAAACTAAGGAGCAAATCATAGTTAAGTTTCAAATAGATAATGACAATGGCAATGGCACAGGTGCTTTAGGTTATAGCATCTTTACAGGTCTTGCTAATATTGTCAATTTAGATATGAGTGGTCCTGTTGAAGGAGCATCTACATATAGTGTGTCTTTACAAGGTACAGGTCCTTATACGGTTACTGGTACACAAGTTACACCTACTGGAGTAGTGATCGAAAGTGGTAACGTAACAATGCAACAATATACTGCATTTGGTGGTGAAACTACAATCACATTCTCTACTCAGATTGGTACAAGTTGTTTATCAGTTACAAGAGGTGGTTTAGAGGTTAGAACTATATTAAGTTCAGGAGTTCCTACAGGTGAAAATGTTACATTTAATTCATCTACAGGAGTTCTTACCTTTGCAAGAGCATTAGAGGCGGATGAGTTTGTTAGAGCAATTTTCAAATAGTTAAAATAGATATAAATGAGTTCACAATTACAAGTATCAGGGGAAGCAAAGATTAGGGATATACAAGGTCCAGTAGTGGCTAATAGTGGTGTTATAACCGCTTTAGATGGTGCTGCTTCACAATATGTAAGGGGTGATGGTACGTTAGCTGACTTCCCAACATCAACAGGTGGTGGTAGTTCGGTTAGTTACTATCTTAACTCAAGTGTTTCACAAGGCACTATCGGTGGGGTAGCTTATAGAGAATTAAGTAAAGACCCAATCATAGGTGGTGGAACTGACATAGCTATTTCGGCTAACGGATATGTAGCAAGTTATATTACGGATGCTAACGACCCTGATGTAACAATAGTGCCGGGCGGTAACTTTAATTGTGAGTTCTATTTTAGTGTAAATAACAACACAGGTAATCCTACAACTTATGCAGAACTTTACAAGTACGATGGTACAACTTTTACCTTATTAGGTACAAGTGCTGGAGTTCCTGAATCTATAAATCAAGGTACAACGATAGCTCCTTATTATTTTGCTATCCCAGTGGCTACTGCTTCTTTATCTGTAACGGATAGATTAGCAATTAGAATCTATGTAAACGTATCAGGTAGAACAGTTACTTTACATACCGAGAACGGACATTTATGTCAAGTGGTAACAACCTTGTCAAAGGGGATGGTTTCTTTGAATAACTTAACTGACCAATCACAATACTTAGCAACAGGAACAAGCGGAACTAACTTTGCGATAGTTTCAAGTGGCGATACACATACTTTTAACCTACCTGTGGCTTCGGCTACAAATACAGGTAAATTAAGTAATACCGATTGGAGTACTTTTAACAATAAACAAGCTGCTGGTAATTATGTTACTCTTGATACTACTCAAACAATAACGGCTGCAAAGACTTTTAGCGGTTTACTTACAGTTAATAATAAAATATATCTTCAAACTGATTTAGCTTCGACAGGTGTATATTTACAATCTTATAATTCAAATGAATTTTCAATAGGTGTAACAAGTGGAGCAACAACTTATTATTCAAACTTTATTTTACAAGGTGCTAATAGAAATTATAGTTTTCCAAATATTGATGGTACTTTAGCACTTTTAGAAGGAACGCAGACATTTACTGGAGCAAAGACTTTTACTCAAAGTCCAATTTCCGAAAGTGGTTATTCTTTTAAAATATTAGCAAGTGGAACATCATTTCAAAATGGGTATTCTGTAATTTCATCTTTAGCAGGTAATATAAGTATTACACAAGCAATATCTGCTGGTAACTTAAAGGCATTTACTTTTGACTTTTCAGCTTGGGCAACAAATACAACAAGAACTTATACTTTACCCAACGCAAGTGGTACAATAGCATTGACAAGCGATATTAATTATCCTGTAACAAGTGTATTTGGTAGAACAGGTGCAGTTGTTGCGGTTAGTGGCGATTATACAACAACACAAGTAACAGAGGGAACAAACCTTTACTTTACCGATGCAAGAGCAAGAGGTGCATTAAGTTTTACCGCAGGTAGCGGTGCTTACAATAGTTCAACAGGTGTAATAACAATACCTACAAATAATAATCAAATCACTAATGGAGCAGGTTATATTACAAGTTCTGCTTTAAGTGGATACTTGCCATTAACAGGTGGAACTTTAACAGGAGGATTAAATGGAACAACTGCTACTTTTAGTGGCTTAGGTACATTTTACCAACTAACTATGACAGGTGCTACGGCAGGTAGAATATTTTATGCTCAAACAGGTGGTGTTATAAGTCAATCAGGTAATTTAAATTGGAATGAAACTAATGGAATGTTAGGAGTAGGAACACCTAATCCAACTGCGGTTATAACTGCTTTTTCTAATAATGCTGCAACACAATTTAAGGCTTCTGGTAATGCTCCTGCATTTACCTTTAGTGAATCATTAACTACATCAACTCGTGCTTGTGTATTTGGTTTAGCAACGGCAGCAAATCAATTTATTACAGGTACGGCTGCTGGAGATATGGCTATTGCCAATCAATCAACTACTGCTGGTGCTATTATTTTTGGTACAGGAACGGCAGAGAAAATGAGAATGAGTCCATCTGGTAGATTATTAGTAGGTACAAGTGTTGATAGTGGTGCTTTATTTCAAGTAAATGGTGCAGCTACACTTACTGGTGCATTGAGTGGAACGAGTGCTACGTTTAGTGGGACTATTGCTACAAGTGGAGGAAATATAACAACAAATGGTGGAACAATTGCAGCTTTTAATAATGGAGGTATAGAATTATACAACACATCAAATGCTGCTTATGCAAGACTTGTAAGTGTATCAGGCAGTTTCAATGTAAACGTGAATAATAATTCTACTACTGCATTATCAATAGCTTCTACTGGTGCTGCTACATTCTCAAGTAGTGTATTTGTAGGAAGTACATTTAGACTTACTCAAGCAAGTTCAGTTGATATTCAAGCATACACTGGTGCAGCTTATTCTAATCTTAACTATGATGCAGCAAGTCATAATTGGCAAACAGGTGGTGGTGCTGCTAAAATGGTATTAACTAATGGTGGTAACGTTGGAATCGGAACGAGTAGCCCAAGTAGTTTATTGCATTTAAACTCAACTGCTACAGTTAAAATTGAAATGTCAGGTGGTTCAGCACAAAATGGTATATTATTTAATGCAGTAGGTTCTGCTCCTCAATATTATATTGGTGCAGGAAATAACCTTTTAGTAGGGGGAGATAGAGGTATTTTATTAGGATATAATGTTGCAAATGCAACTGCTGCTTTATTTTATAATAGTATAAGTGATGCAATAATTTTTGGTGCATCTCCTTCTACCGAAAGAATGAGGATAACATCGGGTGGCAATGTATTAATAGGTACTACAAGTAATGCATCAAACTATAAATTTGTTGTTAGTAGTAATGCTTGGATACCACAATATTTAGCGATGGGAGTAAATGATGATGGTAGATATATTGGTCAAGGAAATATTATTTCTGGTGCAT